AGCCAGGCGCTCCAGCTCGCACAGGCCACAGGCAACGCCGAAGCCGCACGGCTGCTGCAGACGCAACTGGGCTTGCTCGATGCATCCATCCAGAGCACGGCTATCGAACAGCAGGGGTCACTTGGCCGTGGCGACCTGACGCTCAGGGCCATCCTCGGGCTGCTCACGAACCAACTGGGCTATGACACGCTCGGCAGCAACAATGCCTTCAACGCCTCGACGCTCAACCAGAACTGGCTTCGCACCCTGATGGGACTCTGATATGGGCTTTCTCGACGTTCTCAAAAAGATCGCTGGTGGCGTCAGCATCGCGAGTGACCCGGCCAGCGCACTGGGAGCCAGCGCGGCGGACAACCGGCGACTGCAAAACAACTTTGCCGACAGCCGTGGCCGCACGCTGTCCGACATCTACCGCACACAGGTCGGCCAGCAAACTGGCATCTACGGGTCACAGGCGGACCAGCAGACGAGTCAATACGGGACGCAGCAGCAAGCCATACTGAATGCCCTGCTGGGCAGTAGCCGGGAAGCGCAGGGCAACGCGCAGATCGATCTCGATCGCCGCAAGTTTGCGCTCGATGCGCCCGGCACCCGTGCGAATCAAGCCGTGCGCGGGTCACTGCTCCAGACCGCCCAACCGTTTCGTATCAGCGGCGGTTCCCCGCGGTTGCAGGCGCACACCCCGACCATCAGCGGCGGGGCCAATGAACCGCTCGGCCCCGGTGCGCGGGAAGCCGGATCATTGCTCGAAGGTATCGCGCTCTCAGGACTCCGCTCCGGCGACACGTTCGACCCGTTGCAGAAGACCGACTTCCAGGGAGGCGTGCTGAAACCACCAGGCATCCTGGCCGCGCCGACGCCCATTGCTGCACCGAAGTTGCCGGACTATCAGGGACCGGGAGCCATCGAGTCGATCCTGGGCGCACTCGGCCTGGCGAAACCCGTCATCGACAACATCCTGAACAAGCTCAAGAACAATGTTCCCGGCTCTGGTGTCAATCCCTACACCTTCGGCGGCACTATTGACCGGACTCCGCCTGAACCCCCGCCGGGACTGACGGGCGAGACCAGCGGACGCTTCTACGCCGACCCGTGGAACATGGACCCGTTCAACCCCTACGCCTTCGGCACGACCATCGACACCAATGCCCCCGATGAGCCGTTCAATCCCTACACGTTCGGGGGCGGCATTGACACGTCACCGCCGCAATATGACGACTGGTGGAATCAGGAGTTCTGACCATGTGGGGCATTAGCGGCGACGTCGGCGAGATCTATCGCCAGCAGCAGAGTGACGCACTCAAGGATCAACTGCTGCAGCAGGAAATGGCCCAGCGCATCAAAGCCTTTGAAGAGACGCAGGCCCAGAACCGCGCCGAAGCGGAGCAGCGGCGTCTCACCAATGAACGCCTCGCCCGTCAGGAGGAGCGGCAAACGCGCCTCGATACCGAAGCGGCGGATACGCGCGGCGGACAGCAGCGGGCCATCGGGAACATTCAGAACCTGATTCCGTTGCTGCAGCCGGGGACGCCGGAGTTCCGCAACGAAGTGAGCCAGCAAGCCCTGCGCATCGACCCCGAACGGGCCGTCTCGGAACTACTCAGAGAACCGAAAGAGCCCACCAAATATCGCGTGACCACGAAAGGCCCGCGCGGTGAGCCCATCGCGAGCGTGAAGACCGAAGAGGAATTGGCGCGCGGGGACGTGCAGGAATATCGCGAACCGAAGCAGCCACGCGAAGACCAGATCATTCCGGTGCAAACCACCGACGCGCAGGGCAATCCGATTACGGTCTACATGCGGGAGTCACAGGCGCTCGGGCAGAACTTCACGCGCGCCGTGCCGAAGAAGCCACCGACCGGCCAGCAATCCACGGCACTTGCCTACTACAAGCGCATGGACGAAGCCATCAAGACGATGGACGAGGTCGAAAACAAGGTGTCCGACAAGGACATCTTCCTGATCAACAACTCGCCCTTGCCGAATCTCATCAACAACCCACTACTCTCCGAAGCCGGTCAACTCTACGCACAGGCCCTAGGCACCTATACCGAGGCGCGTCTACGCAAGGAATCCGGGGCGGCGATTGCCCAGCACGAGTTTGCCCAGGACCGACAGATCATCGGCCGTCAAGTCGGCGATACGCCGAAGACACTGGCGCAGAAGCGACAAACACGCCAGACCACCGCCCGCGGCATTGCCAGAGCGGCCGGCCCAGCGTACGAGCAGGAGTTTGGTGAACCGCTGGAGCAACTGACGCCTCAAACCGTTCGGCCTGGAGGCGATGGCACGCAGGATTGGCTGAAGGTGCCTGCCGCGCAGCGGCCGGTCGGGGCAGAAGCGACGGTGCCGAATTTAGGACCGTCGACCTGGAATGGCCGGGGCTGGGTGAAAAAGTAGGACGCGATGGCCCAGCAACAGCAAGTTATCTACGACGACGCGGGCAATCCGCTGACTCCGTCTGACGTGGGCATGGTCTTCGATGACGAAGGCAAGCCGGTCATGGCGGCCTCGCACGAAGCGCCAAAGGAATCCACGTTTACTGAGCGCCTGCAGCAACTCCCAGGAGAACTCCCACGGCTTCTGAAGGAAGCCGCGTGGAAAGCCGCCGGACCAGGACTCTTCGCGGATACCGCAGGAGCCGGGGCCACGGCTGGCGGGATGGCCGGACTCGCGCTAGCCGGAGAGACTGCCGGTGCCTCACTGCTGATCCCAATTCTGACAGCCCTCGGCGCGGCCGGTGGAAAAGCTGTCGACCTCGCCAGCGAAGGAAAGTCCTTCTACCCGAGCGATGTGGCCCCGCGCGTAGCTGGTGAAACGCTTCTGTCGATGGTCCCGGCTGGTTTCAAAGGTGGCGGGAACGTGGTTGCCAAGGCTGGCGAGCGCATGGCCCGCAGCGCGATCAAGCCCACCGTCAGCGCCGGAGCGGGAGAAGCGCAGCGGCGATTTGGTTCTCGCGCCCTCGCCTCAGACGCCAGCGACGAAATCATCCGCCGAGGCCTTGAGCGCAATATGTTCGGCGGTGCTGATCCCATCGGCACCGTGAAGGCGGCGCAGGAAGCCACCGTCGAAGAACTCAACCGCGTCATCGGCGACCAGCCCGTCACGCTAGCGCCCGTGCTCAGCAGCCCATTCAGACGCGCACGCGGAGCCGCCTCCGGAGCTGTCAAAAACATCCCCGGCGCACAGTCGGCGGTGCGGTCAGAAATCAACGCACTGCGAAAGGGCGTGCTCGGTGAAGACGTCACACGGCCTGTCGTCAGCCACGTCCCGTCGCCCATTCTCGGCCCCAGCGGTCAGCCGCTTATGACGATGCGAACCACCCCAGTCGTCGCGCGCCGATTTCGTGAAGAGGTGCCAGCGAAAGAGTTGTGGGATGCCGCCAAGAAGCTCGATGCCAGCAATAACTACGAGCGCCCCGCCACGGATTTGATTGACAAGTTTAACCAATGGACGAGCGGGGCCATGCGCGGCGGTGTCAAGGGAGCGGTGCCTGAAGCCCAGCCTGTACTCGCTCGCTACGGCGATGAAACAGCCCTACTGAAGATGATGGCGAACCCGACCAACCGCGAAACCAACAAGAACCAGGTGATGCGGTTGCCCACGATGCTCGCCGCCTTGGCCGACCTCTCGCAAGGCCGACTGCCCATTGGTGCGGTAGTAGCGAATGTGGCCGACCGCACGGCACTGCAAAACTCGCAACGGCTGTTCAATGCCGGCCGTGACGCCCCGCGGACCGCAGCGAAGGCCATGCTCGCGAGTGATGCGCTGCGGGAAGCCTTGATGCGACTGCTCAGCGAAGAACCGCAACCCTAGGAGGCCATCGTGGGACTGATCTCGCTCATCCTGTTACTGGTGGTGGTCGGCGTCGTCCTCTATCTCATCGAAACCTACATCCCGATGAGCCCGCCGATCAAGACCGTCATTCGCGTGGTCGTCGTCATCGTCCTCTGCTTGTACCTGCTGCAACTCTTCGTCGGTGATGTGCCCCTGCCCAGACTGCGCTAGGAGTCCTTCGTGCCCACCAACCTGAAGCCCGCCGTCGATCGCATCAACAACGCCTTCCCCTGGCTGCTGCAGTGGAACGACCATAAAGCCTGTGGCGAGTTCCTGCAGCGGGTCGCCAACGAGCCGGAGTGCAAGGCCGAACGTGTGGGGCTGCTGAGTAAGGACCCCGGCGAGAACGGCTACACCTTTCCCAACGGCATCCGCACCAGCCACGATGTCATCGCCTGGCCGAACGGCGAGAGAGTCGACATCATTCAGAGCGCCGGCGGCCATCCCGCGCCGGGCGGCCCCGCGTGGGGCGTGATTCCACCCGACCAGTGGCGCCCCGCGAATAAATGGGTGGACATCTCGAGTTGGCCGATCTTCGACAGCGGCACGCCACATGACGCAGGTGATGCGGCCAAGGCATGCGAAGTCATGATGGGCTGGTTCTGCTGGATGCGTGCGTGGGCTGATTGGCCTGACCTCTGTAAAGAGAACGAGGCGTGGATCATCGGCGAGATTAACCCGACGGCATACCGCGTGATGCTGTGCGTCGAAGGGCAATCGCATCAGCAGGGCAGCGACCCGGACGTGTGGCGCGATGCGGGTGTCACGATCGAAGCCCCGCAGTGGGAAGACCGATTCAAGAAGATGCTGGATCACGTCGGCTCGCAAGGCCGCAAGGTTCACGCGACGTTGTACGGCGGAATCAACTATGTCCCCACTGAGGATGATCGTCGACGTTTCAACGATCGCATCGTCGCAGCGGCGGAAGGACGATGGGCAGCGATCCGTTCATTCGAGGTCGCAAATGAGTACACCGTTAACAAATTTACTGCTGACCAAGTGCGTAATGCAGGTCGCGATCTGCGCTCCAAGGTGCCCGCAGGCACGCTCATCTCGCTCTCGTCACCGGACGCTGCGCACGGCAGCAGTGGAACGAATCCGACCAACGAAGAAGTCGAAGCGAGCTTCGATGTCCTCTATGGCGGTGACGGAGCCGGGGCCAACGAATGCACGATCCATACGATGAGAGGCGACCCGAACAACAAGTGGGCCGACCCCTTCTCATATAACTTCTGCTATCCAAACCTCAAGAAGATCAACAACGAGCCGCCAGGACCGGGCAGTTCAGCGGGCGGGATGTACACCAACGCATCCGACGTGCAGCGCGACCTGACCAACACCATCAACGCAGGCTGGGCGGCGTATGTCACGCACTGCGAATGGTCCGTCTGGAACGGTTTTCTGCCGGATTGCTACCATAACGGATGGCGGGAAGTGAAGTACGTCTCGCAGTTGCCGCAGATGCCTGAGATTGGCAAGGTCGTGAAGAGTCTAGGGGTCCATCCCCAGGAGGAGCCTGAAGTGCCTGTACCCGCATATGATGAAGGGTGGCTGCAAGACGTGGTGCGACCTGCGGTCGTCGCAACCTACACCGAGGCCAACCATCCGCTTGACGACCTTTATCCAACGTGGATGTGCCGGACCCTCTATGACTACGACGCTGGCATGAGTAAGGATGACTCACTCAACAAGCACATCGGCGAACTGCGGGCGGCCCTCGGCCTTCCGTGAGCGCTTGTTCTTCGCCTGTTCAGATGATGTCGCCCATCGTACGTTGCCGACCTCGTAGTTTCCATCGTTGTTGACTCTGTCGATGGAATGCTTCGGACTGGGACATGGACCCATGTCTGCCAGGAACGCTTCGAAACTGTGCAGCCATCGCTCGCAGACGGTAATTCCACGTCCGCCATATCGCATCCAACGAATGCTTTTAGGATAAGTGCAGCGAGCCTTCATCGCGCACCAGATCCTGTACTCCCGCACGCCTTTGCTCTGACCGTGCTTCAGCCTCCGAGCACTCGCCAGTTCCGCATTCAAGCATCCGCATGATCTCGTAAAGCCCTGCACGAGATTGGGGCGGGGAATACTACGGGTCTTGCCGCAAGCGCATTCGCACAGCCATCCGCTGTGCTCTCCAAAATTCTCATCACGCCGAAGGACGGTCAGACGGCCGAAGGTGCGTCCAGTGATGTCTCCACGCAGTTTCCACCGCGCCTTTACAGTGTCGGACTTCCAGCACCCGCATGATTTTGTGTGACCCTTGCGAAGGCGCCCTGACTGGACACGCCGTTCTGCTCCGCAATCGCAACGGCATAGCCACGCGCCGTCATGGCCGATACGTCCATCCCGCCTGAGTGCCACCAGGCGTCCGAACCGCTGGCCGGTGATGTCGACCCGATGACTCATGGCCCCTCCGCCTAGCGGTATCCCTTCAGGATGCCGACGCACTGATACTCTTTGAACCCGTCAGCCATGCACTCGGCGATGAGCCGATGGTGGCGCTGAACCGCATAGACGAGGACCGCGACCACGATGACCAGCATCAGGCCGATCGATGTCCAGAACGTCTTGTCACTGCCCAGGATCATTTGGGCAGCCTCACCAGAATCTGAAAGACCAGTCCGAGGGTGACCAGGCTCAAGGTGATGAGCACCCCGACCATCCATTTCAGCAGGAGCAGGTCGGCTTCGACCTTGGTAAAGCGGTTCTCGTAGCCGGCGACTTCTTCAGCGGCCTTCCGGGCCTGCTCTTCACTCGGCGCAAGCAGCGCCTTGTACAACTCACCCAGCATGATGCTTATGGCTTCACCGCGGGCAGGAATCTCGCGAGTGCGGCCAGCAACGCCATGAGCCCGCCCAGAATGATGATGATGCGGTTCCCCTGCTGGGCCATCTCGGTGCGCAGGACCGCCATCTCGGTGCGCAATTCAGCGACGGCCGCTTTCAGGTCCCCCTTGGTCGCGAATTGGTCAAGGTCCGGTGCGGGGTGAATCTCGGCGGCGGCTCGCTCAGCGAGTCCATCATCCACTCCAGCCGCTTTCAGTGCTTGATACAGGGCGACGCTGCTCATCGGATGCCCTCCTCAGGGCGCCTCAGAAGGTTGGCGGCAGCCGGTGAGGAACCGGGATTCACGCTGCAGGCGCTAGCCGCCGTGCCATTATACGTCAGCGGGAGTTTCCTCTGATGCCGCAAGACCCGACACCACCACCGCTCACGGTGCAGGACTATCTGCAGCAAGCGCTCGGCAAAGCCGAGAGTATCGGGCCTGCGCTCACGCACCGGCAGATGGCAGATGCACAGATGCAGGCGCCCGGCCCAATGGGTGACATCCTGCGAGCGGTGGCATCCGGTGGCTTCTCTGGTGGACTGAAACTCATTGGCGGCGGCGGTCTACCCACGAAGCCCCCGGCACGCCCACGACCCAATCCCACGCTGGCGTCCATTCTGAGCGACCCGCGCCTGCCCGATGATGCTTACGCCAATACCGTGAAGACGCTGTCGGATACCGCCATTGCGCGGGAGCTTTTCCGGGTGCAGCAGCCGAGTCTGGGACTGTCCGCACTGGAGAAAGCCCGACGGGTGGAGCAGTTGCAGCAGGAAGCCGCGCGGCGGGCAGCGACCCGCTAGTCTACCCCATCATTTCACGTCCAGCAGTAGCCTTCATCGCAGGTTTCGCCGGGGCCTCTGCCGAAATCCAGTTCGGTTTGCATCTCTTCGCCAATGGCCGCGACCAGCGGACGCCCGAATTGCGTGAGGTAGACCGCATCCTTCTCCAGCATCACCCGCCGCTCGTTCAGCACCCGCTCCAGATCCGCCGCCTTGTAGAAGAGTACGGGTCGGTCCCGGCGCAGGTCGGCCCAGACACTGGGCTTGTGATATGGACAGAAGTAGCAGGCTGACTTCGGCGGAATCGGTAAGTCGGCCCGCCGAATCACATTCAGGCAGTCTTCCCGCTTCAGTCGCAGGTCGATGAGTGGAAACTCCCGACGCTGACAGAGGATACTGCGACTCGGCTGCTTGCGGCGCTCGACCCCATCGCCCATTCGATGCGCTTCATCCAGCGAGAAGCCAATCAGGACATCGGCTGGATGCTGCGGTGTGGCCCCATGCTGCAGCAGATAGCGGCCAACGACCTTAATCTTCCAGTCTTCAGTGCAACTCCGAGTCCCCGGAGCGCCGGTATCGGACATGCGCACGGGAATCGGCAGGCTGCGCGACTCTGGCCGCATCAACCGTTCATAGAGCGTTTCGACACGGCCGTCGCGTAGAATCTTCCGCAATTGCACGAGTGGAAATTGATGCGCGGCAGCGAAGGGCACGGCATGCGTCTCGAAATACCGCAACGTCTCCGGGTCTTCTGAGTCGTCGCCGACATTGGCAAAGAGCGCCGCATCCACCGTGCCGAGTTGGCCCTGACAGGCGAGCACGAGCAGCGCCGTTGACTGCACCCCGCCGCCGTAGGAAATGACTCTCATTTCACCCGCCGCAGCACCGGCCTGGCCTGCCGCGCCTCAATCCTCGCCCAGAACTGCTCGCTGTCCCTGAGCGCCTTCGCCACCTGCTCCGGCCGCAGCACCTTCCAGATCTCGAGCACCCGGCCACAGCGCTGACAGCGCACCTGCCCTTCCGTGAAGACGACGGAGGTGTGATGTCGCCTAAGCAGGCAGAGCAGACGGCTGAGCATCAGGGCTCCTGCGTGGGAGGGGAGGCGGCAAGATAGGCGGCAGCAGGCGTTGACCACTTGTGCCATTCGCCGCCGTGCTTCTCCAGCTCGGACAGCGCCGCTCGCCATCCCTTCTCGAACCATGCGCGGGAGAGGGCGTCAGGGACAGGTGAGCACGCACGTGTGAGGTGCCATGTCCACCCGCACCAATCACAGGCAACGACTGGCTCCTCTGTGGACTTGCGGCATTTCGGACAAGCGATCCCCGGTGAGGGAACCGCCTCCGGCGGGAGTGTGGCATCTTCGGCACGCCAGGCGGTGAGCAGGGCGTGTGCGGTCGCGTGATCGGTGGTCGGTTCCTGCGAGGCGAGGGCGGCATCCAATTCATCAGCGCAGGCGCTGAGGGCGTTCGCGCGAGCCTCGATAGACGTTCTTTGTGACCAACTGCGCCAATAGGCCGCAAGCTCTCGGAGTCTCTGGGAGGAGGCGTGCGGATCAGTCATGAGGATCGCTCCGGATAGGTGATGGCACACCCTAATTCCGCTGACTTGGCGTTGAATACATCAGGCACAACCTCAGCCAGTGAAATGCCCTGCGATTGCGCGAGAAGGTCAAGGTAGATGAAGGTGTCGGCCAATTCACGCGCCAACGCCGAGCGTAATTCTTCTGGCGTTTGCTTGTTGCCAGGGATTCCATCGCGGACGCGGTTCAGTTTTTTCGCAATGTTCGCTGCCTCGCCCAGTTCCCCGAGCACCGCCGTGAACCAGTCCGACGCGGACCACGAATCAAGCCAGTGGTTGAAGCCGTCTGGACTCTCACACCGCTGGCGATTGATCCGGCCGAACTCTTGAAGATTCATACGCGCTCCGTGTCCGTGCGCCAGTGACGGGCGAGTTGCCAGAGGCAGTCGTCCGCGTGGCTCAAGTCGTTATCGCCGTATGACCAAAGGTGGCCACAGTAGAAGCATATGCGGCCACCATCCGACGAGCGCATGAATGCCGGATCGCGATCAGCTATTGCTGTCGCAATCTCCACGGCACGGGCGGCGTCATCGAGGGCAGCCACGAGAGCACGGATGGTGGTTGCGACTTCCAGTGCCGCCGTCGATCCAACCCAGAGCGAGGCATCCCCAGCGAGTGCATCTTCTGCCATTCGGTGAAACTGTTCGGCTAGCACGGTGGCGCGTGCGATCACGTTCGGTGTGTCAGCACTCATCGTTCCCTCACCCGCAGGCACACCGGGCACCGGAAGCACGCGATGCCATTCACCCGATCCCACATGGGCATCGAATGCAGGCCCCACCAGCACAGTAAGCTAGCGAACATCATGTCCTCCCCTCACTAGCCGACAACCATCGTTCCACGGTGTCATTAGTCACCTCTGACCGTTGCTGGCACTTCTGGAATCCCCAGAACGGATGATCGCGCATATCCCATCGAACACACGTTCCACATTCCGCGCATTCCGCCATATCATGCGGCGCTTCAAGGACTCGTCCGCCGTCACACGCCTTCTCGCTCACGCCACGCCTCCGCTGCATCATGTAACGTCCCGCCCATGTTCGCGGCCCAATAAAACCCGCACGCCGTGCAGGCAATCTCAAATCAGCCTGGAACCGGATCGTTCTCCGCGATCGTTGCAGGCCAACGACAAATCGGGCATGGCATCGTCATCTAATGTTCTACCTCCTGCTCTCCACTCACGGCTCTGGCGACTCGTTCCACAAAGGCCGCCGCTTCCAAGGCTTGTGTCTCCAGTTGGGCGCGGAGACGGGTGTTCTCGGCGGCCAGATTTGCAATTAGCGTGTCATTCCGTTGACGCGCGAGATGATCCGCCATCCCGATGGTATGCAGGTTCTCGACATAGGCGCGTAGTTCGCGCAACCACCGCAGCCATGTTAATCGGCGATGCCATCCCTGTTTCATCCACGGCGTTTTCAGTTGCGTGGACCCAACGCCTTCAATTTCGCCAATCAAGGCACTGAGACACCGCATCGCATCTTGGCTCAACATGCTCATCGTGTCACCAAGGCCCGCAAGCGAGCATTCTCGGCTTCGAGTTCAGCGATGCGTGAACTCAGGTGCCGATACCCGGCATTCGCCAGCGTCCGCCCGAGGGACACCCCTTCACGGCGGCACTGGTCAATCGTGACCATCACGCCGGCTTCAGCCGCTTGTGCGCGGCGGTGGAGGGCTTGGCACCGTTCACAGGTCATCCTGTCACCAAGGCCCACAACTCCTCGGGCGTCACTCTGCCGTCATCGGATCGCCTGCCATACAGCACATTCGTTAATTCTTGGGCCGTCGCGATGAAGTGAACAGGCCACCCCTCGGCCACCATGCGCTCCTGGGACGCCGTCCGAAGCGTGCGCGGTGCCTTCTTCCCGCGTGGCGTCTTCCAGTCCACCAGCAGTAATCTCCCGCGATAGCACACCAAGACGTCAATCACCCCGTTCAGGGGCAGCACCTTTGCCCCGAGCTGGCGGGCGAGCGCGGTCAACTCGCTGGCTGTCGTGTCTACCTTCGCCGCTCTCCTCATGCGCTCGACTCCGTCTTCTGCTGCAACGCCTCTCGGACCACCTGTCGCAGCATCACCGTCCGTTCCTTCCCCTGTGCCAGACAGCGCCTATGACTTTGGCCGACGTGACTCTACCAGCACCACCAACTTCAGCCAGTCCGCCTCAGGCATCCGACCTTTCCAGATCGCCAGTTTCTCCAGATCCTGCTCATACGCCGCTCGTGCCCAGTGTGCCCGAATCCGCTGCGCCATCTCATCATCCACCGTCGCCGCAGGCTTCGGTGGCGCCGCACGAGCCGGGGTGCGCTTGCGTGGAGCTGGTGTCTTGAAGCGCTCCCATGCGGGGTTGTGCGGACCGAAGAGGTCATCGTCGGGCATGTCACAGTCCAGGGATGAGCGGTGTGACGTGCGTTTTCAGTTGCTCGAAGTGCTGGCGCTGCTCCTCAGTAATCCAGGTGCCTTCCGCGAGCCAGAGCCAGCCTTTCTTCGGGGGCCACGGCACACCAAGAACGGCGAGTTGTTTGCGATTGAACCCACCCGCTTTTCCGGTGTGAGCATGAAGCCATTCGGCCGTCACACGGAATGTTTTCATTCGCCTGTACCAGTACCCCTCGTACTTCTTGCTTTTGTCTTGCTGTACTCTTTTTTTTTTTTGTACTCTCGCTTCGCTTGTACTCTCGCTTCGCTCGTTGGTCTCTGTCCCCTACATGCCCACGGTTTGGCTCGGTTGCTTGAGAGGCAGAGGTCCCCCTACCCCAGTGAGGGACGACCCATGCCTTGTGCCCATTAGGATGGCCGGCGCTACAAGGCCCCGCGCTCAGTGACACGTGTCGCAGGTGGGCAGACTGTTCGAGGCCGTGCAGCACCTCGGATGGCGCCCTCTACCCATTTGGTCCCAGGCGTGCTCCTGTTGCCATCTCCCATTGTTGGAGCCGTACCAGCTCGCGCCCAACCGTGCTCATCGGACGCATAAACGCGAACCGTCTTGCGTGTTCCCGGTGACTGTCTCAAATGCGATTCGTTCTGCCTAGCGACCTAAACCTTTAGTCATCACGCATTTCGCGCCGCAAATTTTTCTACTCAACGTATTGCTGAGCTAGCCGCTTCCAAGACATTCCCACCGTGCTTGTTCATCGGAGAGCCAGAACTCACAAGGACCGCTTGTGCCGTGCGGCGTCGTCGGCTCAATCCGCAAGTCCCCTGAATGATGGCTCCGTGCCCCGAGGTGGTGCGGATGGCACAGGCCAATCATCTTGTCTGCCTGTGTGCGGTCGAGCAGCCGGTCCCCGCCCATTCCCTTGTGCTCGAGGTGCGCGCAGTTCCATGCCCACCCGTGTTTCAGATTGGTGCAGCCGGGGACGCGGCACTCGCCCTTGTCGCGGACGCGGACATAGGCTTTGGCGGCCTTCTCCAGCGTGCGCCGTGAGGCTCGCTTGTGGAGCAGTTCCATCCGGCGTGCGCCGCGCTCTGGTTTGGGATTGGCCGTCTCAAGCACCGTCGTACTCCTCGCCCGCATGCATGCAATCCCAAGCGTGGTATTCCTCAAAGAGCGCGCAGCCACAATCGTCGCAGTGCGGATCGTTCTCGCACTGTGGGCACCCTCGCTTGTCGCACATGCGGCACCACATCGCCTGATGGTGTCCACAAAACTCGTGCGCCGTCTTATGCGCCTCGAAGTCCTTGCACCACGGCTCAGTCTCGTAGTCGTCTCCATCGCAGGGATAAAAGTCTTCAGGATCCATCGCGCTGTCCTCTCAGCCATCGCATGCTGCGAGCGTTGTTTTCCGCAGGCGTGACAGGCTCAAGATGCCAAGGATTAACGCAGCAACGATTCCGACAGAGATGATCGAGCGCCAAGCCTTCAGGAATAGGGCCGACGAATGTCTCGTATGACACCCGGTGCGCGAGTCGCCGCTGAAGCGCCTTGCCGTAGCCAGCCTTATTTAGGCACAGCCGCCACGACCAGCACCCAGACGCACTGCTGAAATCGGCATAAGTGAGGATGTAGAGGCGCCTCGGTTGCCGCCGTTGGTGGCCGCGAATATACGGCAACTGCTGGCCCTTAACTTGCCCCAGCCTAGTCCGTGAACGAGTGGCTACTGGTGGATATGCGCCGCATCCACATCGACACTGATTCACTTCCCGTCCTCCTTCTGCTCCACCAGTTCCCACGGGCGACCGGCGCTCAGTTCGTCATCGTCCTCGACATCCCGGCCACAGGTCGGGCAGTGTGGGACCATCAGCCGTAAGGTGGAAGCGATAAGCAGATCGTTTCCGAACAGACTGAATCCGTCACCAGTCTGCGGCAACGACTCCTCGCGGAACGTCACGGGTTGACCGCAGACGGTGTGCGTCATTGGGCTTCAGCCTTCGCAATGGCCTTTGTGACTTCCTGAATGTCGCCAACGCTCAACGGCTGCCACGCCACGGCAAAACTCGCGATGAGTTTGCAGGCAGCCAGCAGATCCGGTGCGGAGGCGATGAGGCGGGCGTTATCTGAGCGGTATACTTCGGCCACACGACCTATGGTCCCTGGGATGAATTGTTGTTCAACAAACCACAAATTGCCGTCCCTGCTGAGCTTGGATTCTCTCGCTGTCCACGGTCCCGGTGTATGCGTCATGCTTTCTTCTCCCGTATGGGCTTCCCGCAGTAGCAGCAGAACTTCATCTGGTTGTCTGCCGGCGTGCCGTCGAAGATGACAAACAACTTCCCGCAGTCGGTCTGCCAGTTGCCGTCCTCGTCCGCAATCCAACGGCAGACGGGCGTCATGCCGCTGCCTTCTTCCGCTTCACGACCTCACGTGCTGGCGGTGCGATGACCACGCCGAGCTCGCCGGCGGCCCACACCGTCACTCGTTCGAGATAGTCGCTGAATTCTGCTGTCGAGAGTTTCCGGGTCGACCCGATCCGCAGCAGGCCGCGGCTGAGATCTTCCTGCCCGAGAAACTTCGCCTTGAGTGCCTCGTGCATTTCATCGTGCGTATACCCGCAGTGCTCGGCCAGTGGGGGAATGACGACGGACCAGTAAAAGGCGTTCTGTTCCGTTGACCGCTTACTGCGGCGTTTGCGGACTTCGACTTCCACCTCTTCACCGATGAAGCGGGCGACATAGGCGCGAAAGACCTTCGGCGCATCCAGCACGAGTTTGCCGGTCTCGGTCACGACGCCGATGAAGACGTTGAGGCTCATGGCGCAAGCACCGGCTCGGTGATGTCTTCCCACCGCAGCAACAGTCGGCACTGACTGCAGACGTAGCGGCCATTGGGCAGCATGAACTCCGGCTGCTCGGTGCACGCCGCACTGACGCCGAAGTCGCACTGGTCGCTCTCTGGTTCGCCCATCGGCGTGTCCTCTACCTCCACCGGGTTCCTACCGCCCAGCCACCACGGCATAGGGGGCCTCGACGGCATGCCAGCCAAGCGCCGCCTGATACTCCCGCTCCACTTCCTCAAGGAACGCCAGGGCCTTCGAGGCATAGGCGCTGACCTCAGCGTCGTTGCGGTAGTAGCGCACATAGAAGGTCCGCAGGTGCGCCGGGAACATCGGGTTGAAGCTCAGGAAGTCGGCATAGTGCGACCCGGTAATCCATAGCGTGTGCAGAATTTGTGGCAGATAGCGCGGCGGCACGACCGGATCGCCTCTGAGCCACGCCCAGTGATTCGCGGCACGTGGCGCCTTCAGTTCAAGCACGCCCTCGAAGTCGTTGATCACCCCATCCGGGCTGCAGCCCGCGAGGTGCGTCACATGGCGGCAGAAGCCTACTTGCGTGGCAAGCGTCCCGGTCAGTGCCTCGAAGGCCGCAAAGGCATCCGGCTCCAACTCGATGCCGCGGGCCATGTCGGCGTTCATGTAGCCGTCTTCTTCGGGCTGCTGTGTGAGGCGTTCACAGACCAGACGAATCCGCAGGTCGCGCCGGGCTGCCGCCTCGCCGCCCTTGATGGTGGCAAGCATCTCGTGGGCGACTGAGGCGGTGAAGGTGCCCAGGCGGGCACGCTTCCACTCGTCGGAGCGTTGCGGATGGTCGATGACCTCGAACTCACGCACTGACCGGCTCCGTCACCTTGGCGGCGACCTCCTTGAGTCGATCGAGGCCAGCCTTGTTGGTTTGCACCAGATAATCCCGAAACTCCGCTTTCGACGCTTTCCATGCGGCGCGCAGCGCCTCAGTTCCCTCAGCGGCCGACGCACTCAAGTCGTGCTGCCAGTCGTCGTAGCCCTTGGGCGCCGGGCGTGAACTGACGGTGGGCGTGGCGTCCTGTGCGGTTTTGCCGTCGTCGTCCTTCTCCGGGGCAATGCCGAGCGCACCGCCGGCGGCGTAGCGTTTCGCATAACTGATGGCTGAGCCCTGCTCCTGCGGGCGTTCGTACATCCCCAGCGGGTAATGGCCCTTCATCCACTGTCCGGACTCGTGCATGAGCATCGTCACCAGCAGGAACTTGCCGTCCCCATTGATGTCGGGCCACTGCGAGAGCGTCAGACCGTGATTACTGAGGGCGGGCGTGGTGGCGTCGAACAGATCGGCGAGGTCCCCGTATTCGTACTCGTAGCCGCCCTTCTGCGAGGCCACTTTGGCGGTGTGGCTTTTCGCGAACGGGGTGAACTCCTTGCGCGCCCTGGCCAGGGCCGCGGCGAGTTCGTTGATCTGGTCGCTGGTGGTCATGACGGCTTCGCCTCCGGTCGGGTTTCGTCGTGGCTGGACAGGTGCAGCAGCGCAATGGTGCGCATCAGCAGCGCCACGCGCTGTTCGAGTCGTGCGAGTTCGAGGTCGAAGACGATGAGGTGCAGCTCGTCCGGCTGGACACTGGACAGGCCATGCGCGATGGCTTTGGCTTCCGCCAGCAGATCGTCCTGGGTGCTCATCGTCTAACCAGCCATGCCCTTGAGATAGGCGAATGATTTCGGGAGAGATGCGGCTTTGGGATGGACCCACGGAAACTCACGCACGCGGTTCTCATCCGAGAGCAGGTTTGTCTTGAAATAGACCCGGCAGCCGGCGTCCACCGCCGCGCCATACAGGTCATGCACCCAGCGGAAGGGCGGATACCACGCCGGCGTCCTGGTGCTCGGTGTGGCGCCGCCGATCACGACCCACTGAAACAGTTCGAGGTGTGTGAAGCGCAGCGGTTCCAGCAGCGGCTCCAATGACAGCCATTTGGTGTCGCATTTGATCTTGGCAAACGCGCGCTCCGCATTGTCGACACGTGCCTGGGCATCGACGGTGGTGCCCATCCAGACGTTCGATGGGAACGTAAACTCCGCCGCCCGTTGGGGAAACTTCGTGAGCGTCAGAAAGTTCCAGCGGGGGTTGCGACGCGCCATCTCCAGCGTGGCGTCAATCCAGTCCGCTGGCACCCACTGGCCGAACAAATCGGACATCGAGTTGGCGAAGATGTTTCGATAGGATTCGTCTCTGCTCGCCTCGGCCGGCACCTTGACGTGTCCTGGCCCTGCCAGACGGTGCGGATGAAACGAGGGCTCGAATTTTTGCGGATACAGGCGGTCCGCGATGTCCCTGGCGTAGCAATAGGGACAATCGTGCTTGCAGCCGGTGACGGTATTGTGTGACCAGCGCGCCCACTCGATGGACGTGCCGGTCTGCTCGTTCATGCCCTCGCCGGTGGCCTCGAACCCGTCGGCGATGATCGTCGCCCGTTTCGCTTTTGACAGGGCCTTCCAATCCTCGAGCAGGTAGTACTGCTTGGTTCCGGCCTGCGCCTTGTTGGACACGAGGTGCAGTTCGGTGGGTGGCGGTTCCGGTTTCGGCTGCCGCTTCGCCTTGTCCTTGGCGTCCTTGATCTTCCGGCGACGGATGCTGTCGCTGGGTTCGGTGGCGATGTCGAGTTGGTCTTCGTGCGACAGGCTGACCAGTTGAGCGGCGGCCGACACGCTGACCATCTGTGAGTCGACGGCTTTCGCGAGCTCCGGAGTTCCTTCAGTAATGACTTTTTTGGCGTGGGTTACAGATGCGCGAGCAACGCCGACGAGGGACGCAGCAGCAGCCACTGACGTATCAGAGGCTAAATTTAGCCTCTGATCGCTCTTTCGGTCGCCTCCGTTGGATAGATTGGCGATGCGACCGGCGACCATCGCGAGTTGGCTGACGTCGAGGTGTCGGCGGGCGACGTTCATGCTGATGACGAACTTCAGCGGATCGCCCTCGGTCTCGGGATCGAACGGGCGGATGTGCGGCTCGATGTCGAGGGCTGCGCACGCGCGCCAGCGGTTCACGCCGTCGAGGATGGCGTTGTCATAGACGACGATCGGCAGATGCTGCCCGGACTCGCGGATGGACGTCTTCAGGGCCTCGAAGTCGTCTGCGCTCATTGGCGGCAGCAGGTCGGCCAGCTGGTGTGCCTTCATGCCACCCCCCGCCGTTCGATGCGCTGCAATAGGGACTTCCCGTCTGGTGAATCAATACGTCGCATGGCCGGCAGTCCCCATTTCTCCAGGGCGGGCACATACCGCAGATTCGACCCGTAGAGCACGACGTGATCGCGGCCCTGCCCGGAGGGGGGTCTAAAGGGTTCGGACACGAGCCACGAGGCACGGCGGAGTGTGTCGAAGATTTGAGCGAAGCTGGCGACCTTCTCGCCGGTCTCTCGGAAGTCGTCGCTGGTGGAGCGGTCCCAGTACGACCAGACCTGTTTGAAACTGCCGATGTGAATGATCACGTCCAGATAGGGGGCACGGTCGAGTGCGGTGCGGATACCCTGCAGCGGCACGTCCAGTCCATTGGGATCGGCGATGATGACGCCGCGGGTGTTTGATGCTTTCGCCCCGATCTCACTGATGCGGTCTGGGATGGTGGGTGAGAAGACGGCGTTGTCGGCTCTGACCACATGGACGAGGATGAGCGGTTCCCCGCCAAACAGATGCCCGTTGCAGGAGGCCCGTGACTGCAACACGGGGATGACTGTCTTGTCTTTGTCCACCCACCACACGACGGATCGCTGCGACTTCGATTCGAGCTTGTCGTAGATCGTCTGCGTGGTGCCGCGATACCGGCGTCCACCGATGTGGTTGGTGGGTTCGCCGGCGTTCAGGTCGAAGACACAGTAGCGGCCATCACCAGGGCGCATGTGTTTCAGTCCCCATCCCACACAGGCGGAGATCAGGGCTTCCTTGGGTCCGGTGGCTTCACTGCGCCCCTGTTTGGCGGGGGTGCTCAAGCGCGTTTCCTCTGTTCGAGCCAGGCCCTGACGGTGTGGTAGTTCCCCCAGGCGTCATGGGGGGCGTATTCCACGAGAAACCCCACGAGGTCCGGCAAGGCGGCGAGGCTTTTCGGGTCGGCCCGCTGCACGGCATCGGACAGGTGGTTCGCCAGTACGGCCATGAGGAATGAGCCTGGTCGCACGTGGTGCACGACGTAGGCGATGAGGCCGTCCCGGAGATGGTCGGGGACGTGGCAGGCGGCGAGGCGCTCGTGCCAGCGGGCGATGACGAGGTCGGGCGGCAGTTTCTGGCTCATGACTGCATTCCGACCAGGGCAACCCAGACCAGTAACCCCATCCACAGCAGGGCCAAGGTCAGCAGGCAGAGCCGTTCAGCTCGCGACGGGTTCATCGCAGGCTCTTCTCCCGCTCCCGCGCTTTACGTCTGACTTCGGTGAGTTCTTCGACGGTCCAGCCGTAGCGTTGCGCCAGCACCTCAAGCATCCCTGGTCGTCGCGGTAACAGGCGGAGATGCTCCGGGTTGCAGCACATGAGATTCCCGCAGATTTGCTTGAGGTAGCGGCCTTTGTCGAGTTGTCCGTACGTCAACTCATAGGCCATACGGTGGGCGTAGCGGTTGTCGGCTTTGCCTTGGGCGTTGCGACCGACTTTGAACATGCCGCGGCCTGAATGGTCAGCGCTGCCGGTCCACAACCAACACCCTCCGTCGATGCGGTTGACTTTGCCCCAGAAGCGAGTAAGGATGGCTTCCGTCAGCCCCGCCGTCGGCCTCTTCCCTGACGTGGCTTCATGACTTGCTGCCACGTCATCATAATATGTATTACCAGACCCATGCATTTTTAGGCCACTTTTGTGGGGTTTCGTTTGAACGATTGTTCTAAAGTTGCTCTGCCGGCAGCAGAAAGCCAACGGATGAGGTTTTCCACAGGGACGCCCGTCACCTCATGCAGCCGCAGCGCCTTCTCCAGCGAACAACGCCGGGAGTGCGTGAGGATCTTCGACATATGCGTCGCTTCGATGCCGGTGAGTTGGGCGAGCTGGCCGGTGGTGGTGCCCGTGGCCTCCATCCAGGCTTGAAGCGTCGCAAAGGGGCGACGAGGCTTGGACATGACGAAGCGAGAATAACTGACGACACATCAACGACGCAAGCACTTTCGCTGCTTGAGCTTGATTTTTTCTTTCCACCTCAACATTGCGTGACGCGCAAGAAATTGGCTATATCGAAAGCGAATAGTTGACGTAGAGTCAACTTATGCGCGACGCGGATGTCACGACACGGGTCAGAGCTCGCTTGTTGGAGTTGTTCAATGCCGGCCAGTTCAAACAGGCCCGCGTAGCCGATCGTCTCGGCATCAACTCGTCGGCGATTACGCGGTATGTCAATGGGCCCACTGCCTTGACGCTTGAGTTCCTCGACGCGGTGGCGGTCGAGGCGAATCTTCCCCTCGGCGAGCTGGTCTCACCCGCTGGCAGTGGGCATCACCTGGACACTCACGAGGCTGCGCTCATCCGAGCGCTGCGGCAGTGGCCGAAATCAGTTACGCAAGCAATTTTGAACTTCGTCGCCTTTTTTGCGGATGAGACGCCGGTCGAGCGCCAGGGGAAGAACCTCCACGAGATGTACCGGCGGATGCCGGACGCGGACCGAGAGTGGCTTTACTCTGTCGCGTTGCTCGTGTCTGAGCGAACCTTGCCGCCAGACCTGCGAGGAGGAGTTGTTGATCTGCTGAAAGGCGAGGCCACACGCGGTCAAAAACGCTACGGGAGAGCACGCGCAACGACGTCGACGCCATAGAGCCGCCTTCCTGAACCAGCGGGCGCTTACACGGTCACGCCCGCCTAAGCATGGTTGAGGTGGGTTGACGCGGCTCTGGGGGGTAGCCGCAAACGGTCTACAGTAATCCCGTTGCGGGGCGTTCGCACTATGCAAAATCGGCAAGCGCGCAATTTTTCTAGCGTGCTTGGTTGTCTAGCATTACAGTGGTTCTTTACGATGCTTGCGATGACCTCGCGCAAGCCGCTCCAGCCTGCCGTTCGCCAGGTCAACTTCCGGCTGCCTCAAGACTCGTGGGAATGGTTGGCGGCGGCGGCCGGCGTCCTTGGGCGTCCGCATTCGAGTATCGTGGCAGAGGCGCTGCAGCAGTATCGAACGGCCCTGCCGGTGGCGGATCAGCAACTGATCGAACAGACGATTGCGAGGCGCCGCCAGCCCTAATCTTGCGCCACGTGCAGGACTGCCCCACTGGTTTCCACAGGCTGTGCAGAACTTGTCGACGGTGCGGTATGAAGCTCGTCTTTATTGTCTCCCTGGCATTGGATGGCCTCGGTGACAGCCTCGATGCGGTCCGTATTCTTCCAGAAGAACGTCAACGGATTGAATCCTTCCTCGAGGTGCATGACAAACGCAAAGAGCCGTGTGCTGACCTTGAACCACTCGCCCTCGTCGCGGTCGTCCTTGAACTGAGTGTGGACGAGCGTTTCCAAGGTCCAATGCGCTGGGCACACCGCGAGGAGGGTGAGCGGGATGGGACTGCCCTGCTGCAATGAGCGGAGGCGTTCGGTCAGGTTGACGGCGCGGCCAATTTTGACGCGGTCCTGGCACTGCACGATGTAGAGATAGCACCAGCCTTCGGGACTCACCGGGAAATGACTGGGGGTTTTGGGTGTGACCCACTTGGTCATCAGGGCCTGCTTCCACGGCGGCCGCGGCGCGCGGAAACCCTTCCGCCAATCGCGAATCGTTTCGAGGGGTGTCGTCAGCGGGAAGGTTCTGGAGTGTCGCTGGCCTTTGCGCGAGACGATGGCTTCATAGCGATTGCCTTGCCGGCGGATGCCCTTTTCGATGTTTGCCATGACGGGTATCCTAGCCCGACCATTAGCGAATTTCCATGTTTCCACGACTCCTTTATCAAATTCACCGTCAAATTGTGCATAGCGCAATATCTAGCGGTTCTTTCTTGACCCCACACCATGATGGGCGCATGATTCGGCTTGCTCGCTTCCTTGTAACTGAGGGGCGCGAAGCGCTCTCGCCTAGCTCATGTGGTTGGTGCTGTTGCTGCTGATGGCGGTTCCTGCCGACGCGCAGATTCCACGTGGAACGCTCTACACGGCACTGGAAGCGACACATATCAGCCTGCAAGCGGCAGACACCACCACGACCCTGATTGCGCTGAACCGTGGCCTAGCCGAAGCCAATCCGGTCTTGCAGTTGCCGCCGGCGGGTATCGTGGCAGTCAAAGCCGGCGTGACGGTGAGTACGGTGCTGCTGTCGCGGAAGCTGGCGAGGCGTCAGCGGGTGTTGGCGGTGGTGCTGCTGGCGGGGCTGAATACGGTGTCTGCGGTGGTAGTGGCGCGGAATCTGTCCGTGATGCGCTCCCGGTGATCGATGCATCCGCGGGTGTATGAGGCGGCCGATCAAGCGGAGGATCTCATCCTGGATCTGAAGCCGCTACTGGAGGGCTATCCGGTGCTCACGGTCATGCTGGCGATCGGGGAGATTCTGGCGCTCACCCTGGCGCACGAGATGATGCCGGCGGATGCACGGGAGGCGTTTTTGCGCAGTGTGCTGGGGCGGGCCTCGGACATGGCGGGTGATGGGCCGCGGGTGCACTGACGGAGACGGAGCGCGGGTGCCTGACGTTTATCGGGTTCCTGCTGGCGGCGGTTCTCGGAATGAGCGTGGCGTTGTATGCGGTCAGTTGCTAGTGGTGCTGTTGCTCGCTGCCCTGCTCTGGCTGACGAGTCCTGAGAGCGTGGTCGCTGTCGGCGTCGTTGCGGTCCTGGCTGGTTTCTCTGAATTCCCTTTACACTTCAAGGACTAAATCATGGCTTTTCAGTGGACAGAACTGAGCCGGCGTGCAGGCGATCACGGGACGGTAATCACAGAGTCGGTGGCGACGGGCGAAGGCACCTTGGTGGCGACGACCGTGTTCACGGCCAATGGCAGCGCCACGAGCTCGATGTGCTTCGTGCCTGGGGAGTTCGAGGGGCCGGTGGTGCCGCCGGTGATTGAGTCGCTCGAGCCGAGCAGCGCCGCGCTGGGCTCGCCGAGCTTCACGCTGCACGTCAAGGGCACGGGCTTCAAGGAAGACAGCGTGATTCTGTGGAACGGCAGCCCGGAACCGACGACGTTCGTCTCAGCGACCGAGCTCACCACGGGCGTGAACATGGAAACGGTGGAAGTCGCCATGGAAATCCCGGTCGTGGTGAAGAATGCGGATGCGGAGAGTGAGCCGGCGACGTTCACGTTGACCAATGGGGCGGCCTCGGCGGCGCGCAAGGTGGGACGGCCGCGCAAAGACGCTGACGAAGGGCGCTCCTGAAAACGGGCGTCACTTCGGTGGATCGTCAGTGGCTGCGATGCGACCCATGATGCGCGCGTCTACCCCGCAGAGCATGCGATACGCCGGTTGCCACGGGCCGTAATGACCACTACGCCAGTTTTCGCGGAGCGCTTCAGCGACCGTGTAGGACGTGGTGGCGATAATGCGTCTGGCGTTGTAGAACTCATCGCGGGCGATGCTGAACCAGACACGAACATTATCCAGAAGCCCGGCATCCCAGCACATGGCGTCCTCTTCGAGCCACGCATGGGCGTACAGGTGTCCATCGTCGGCGGTCGCAATGCCATGCACTAGACGCAGGCGATCAGCCGATGAGCGGTCTTCGCGCACGCGCTCAGTCAGCAGGTCCAGTGCATCATCAAAGCAGTGATGTGTCGGCAGAATATCAGTCAAGTTCTGGGCGCTCCTGAAAAAGGCCCACCCGATACCCCCGCGGCATCAGGCAGGCCACCTGGTCAACTTCTCTGCCGCCGAAAGCCCGGCGACGGCTGCAACTGTCGCTTCGGGGGAAGGGCTGACGGCGGCACTTTACAGCACTGCGAAGCCCCAGAGGGCGATACGGATGACGGCGAGACCCAGCCCTGCCACGAGCGCGAACATGAACAGCATTGCAACGAAGGTGGCCGCGGCTGCCAGCAATGGGAGAAACTCGTCTTTAAAGGCCATAGCCACGGCGCCCAGGATGAAGATCACGACACCCAGGCAGACGGCCGTGAGCACCGCCCCGAACAGCGTATTGAGCGCGTCCGTCATGGTTTCTCTTTCCAGGTGAGTACGGCCCGTTCCAGACGTGCGACGCGATCTTCAATCGTGTCACTGGCGGCTGGCCTGGTCAGGTCGACCATCGTATGATCGACGGCCAGACGTGCCAGGACGCGCAGCCGATCGCGAAAGTCGGGATCGCGCAAGAGCTCCTGTGCGATTTGCTCGCCGACGGTATCGGCTGCACGGCTGAGGCTCTCGACGGTCGAGGCTGCGACCCGTTGCTCGATCAACTTTTCCAAGAACGTCATAGGGTCAGTCTCCGATCCTGTTGATGAGCTTTGACAGTTTGTCGCGTGTGGCCTGGTTGAGTGCTTGCAAGGCATTGGCACGCACCTGGACCACCTCAGCGACCGTCTCAGCTGCGACAGGCAGCACAATAGGCACCGCGACAGCTACGGGTATCTCGACAGGCTGTACCGCCGGTTGAGGTTTGATGGTCCGCGCTGCCGTCGACGAGAACTCCGGCACATGGGCCCTCCCGCAATTCCAGCAGTTTGGGTGCTTGATGCGGTCTGCGGCATACGGGAACACCGCTCGCCCAGTCAAGTGGTCAATCACTGTGACCGGGTCCAGCATCGCTGGCGGTAGCTTGTGGTTGCACCCATCGCACGCCGGCTGCACGTCCAATGGCTTGTGATAGGACCGATGTTCGTAAATCAACGCCGGCCCTCCGCAATGGACACACGGCGCTGTCTCCGGTCGTGGTAACACTCCCCAACGCACCGCATGAGCCACCATGGCCAACGCTCGCTTTTGGTAGTATTGCCAGATCGCTCGACCAAGCATCTCAAATGGTGGCCGCTCGCGTTTTACCCTGCTTCGTCTCTCGCCGTGGCCGGCGTCAACACGATGCTGCCGTCGACGTACCCCCGCAGAAGCGCCAGTATCAGCATCCTCAGCGGCCACCCCTCCCACTTCGCTCGTGCCTTCACCTCGCGCCACAGATCCGCGTCGATCGTCCGTAGAATGTAACTCGCCATGCCCTCGTTGCTCCATCCTACTGAGATTATCAAATTGATAACTCTACCGCAAGCATCATGAGCGACCTCCAACCCACAGAGCCAGACACCACATCACCATTTCCTCATGGCACACGCTCCACCCCAGCCTACAAACGTCTCACCCACTCTCAACTTGGCGTCATCCTGAGACTTCACGCCGACGGCCGTCCCCAAACAGCCATTGCCCATGCACTTGGAGTCGATCAGTCCGCTATCTCTCTCGCTCTCAAGAGACTCGGCACCGATTCCAGCGAGCTCGCCAAGCACCATTTCAAGGCCACCTCATATCGCGCCGCGCGTAAGGTCACAGGCGTCCTGGAAAGTGGCAAACCGGATGAGAGGCTCAAGGCAGCGAAGGTCGTTTTGGAGGCTGCAGGCGTGATTTCAGGCGCAAATTCGCAAATCCAGCTCGGCGTTTCAGTGGTGATTGGCGGAGCGCAACAGCCGGCATTCGACAGCTCGAGCATCACTGTCGAGAGTGCAGGTAACGCACTCGATACGACAGTTGCGACACTTCCAATCGAGTCGGAGCGAGTCTGAGTCAGTTGCACGTTATGTCAACCAGCGCTTTCGCCTGCCTTCAGCGGATTCCCTAACAAAACACGAGGCTTTCGCTTTGTGGGTCTGATAAGAGCGATTATGTTAACTAACTCGGCTGTGCGCGCAGCGTCGGCCGCCAGCTCCGATTCGGAACCAGGCCGGATCGAAAAGTCAAATTCGGGCGAGCGGACGGCCGGGGGACCCTACCCGGTGGCAGTTGCATGGCTCGGGTGGAGAATTTTGGAGGGTGTGAGCTTCTAGTTGAGCTTGCGCACTTTCGCATTTGCGCTATAATGTAAGAATGCGAAAAACCATATCTGTTGACGAGTTAGTGTGGGTGGAATTGAAGGAACGGGCGTTGCGTGGGCGTCGGACGATTGCGGAAGTGGTTGGGGGGTTGGTGGCGTCTGAGGGGCAACGTGGTTCGGTGGAGGCGGTTCGTGAGGTGCGGCTGTCGGTTGAGGTGCCGGTGAGTCAGGATTCGGCGGAGTATGAAGGCAGCCAGGAGGTGGAGGACGCTGAGCCGTGTCGCCGGAAGAGTTGCGGTCATTACCATACGGGGCCGTGTCTACAGAAGGGCTGCACGTGCCGGGAGCGTGTCAGGTGAGCGATCGGCTGCTGTGGTTGTCGAGTGAGGTGCTGTCTGGGATAGCGGAGGTATCTGGACGAGCGGAGAGTTTAGGGAAGGGTCGAATGGCTGAGCGGCAGGCGATAGAGGCGGCGGTGAAGGAGTGGGTGTCATCGAAGCATGTGTGGCTGGATGCGTTGGAAGCGGAGAGGGCGGCTCGAGTTGAGAGGTGAGCGGCGATGAGTGAGTGGGAAGACGACGAGCCTGATCTGCCTGAGCCTGAGCAGTTGACATCGCCTGTGCTGGTGGCGGGTGGGGATCTGACGACGGCATGGGGGAAGCACCTCGAGTCGCTGCCGGTGCCGAAGAATGAAGAGGAGCGGAAGGCATTGTTGGCGGGTGGGGGTTCGGCTGGTGACAACGACCTGACGACGTTGGTAGCGCAGTGGTTGGGGTATGCGGGTGGGGTGCCGTGAGTGGGGCTGGTGGGTGAGCGAGACTGTGGGCGGGTCGCTTCTTCGCCGACGTCTGCCTATGGTTCCACCGCTCCCTGCCAGCCTCTTCTTGATGAGAACATGCTGAACAGTTGTGCTGCGCTACCCATCCACACCGAGACCCGCGACTAGGGCACCGTGGCCCCATTCACCGCGCGAAGGAAACGTAAGTCACTTACTATTCCCTCTCTATATATCTCTTGTACATGCTGCGGCCCTTGACAGTCCCGTCTGAGCCCTGCGGCCGGTCCCTCTGGGAAGACACCGCCTGACCTTCTCACCGGCAACTCGCCCAACTCCGCGGGCCTCGGCATGGGTCGTATCGAGCACCCGGCCCAACATGTTCTCTACGTTTTCTTCCTGAAATGGCCGCGATCTGTTGTTGGTGTGGTCAACCGCTGGGTCGCTGGCGGCAGGCGGGCGTGGTGGAAGCGCCGTGGATCTGCCCGACCACGTCGTGTAAAGAGCGTATTGCGACCAAGAGTGTCGTCCTGACCCAGAAGGGCAAGCCGACCAGGCCGCTCTTTGTGCCGCTGCCCAAGCAGTGTGAATGGCTCGAAGCCGCACTGGATAAGAGAACTACGAAGCTTCTCGTAGGTGGTGCGGCGGGTCCGGGTAAAAGCCGGGTGATGCGCGAGTTTCTGTATCGGCTGGCGCAGACGATTCCAGGCTTTCACGGACTCCTGCTCCGCCGGACGCATAAGGACCTCGAGCAGAGTCACTCGCGCTTCATCCCGATGGAAGTCAGTCTGCGGGGCGGGACATGGCGTGTGTCCGACCGCGTCGTGGAGTTTGGGCACAAGGGCGCCAGTCCCGGCGTGATTCGTCTCGGCCATCTGGAAGACGCCGGGGCACTCCAGAATTATTTGTCGTCTGAGTACGATGTCATTGCACCAGACGAACTGGTCACTTTTTCAAAAGATGAGTGTTTGGAACTCTTCTCGCGTGCCCGTTCGTCCAACCCAGCGCTCCAAGAGCTCCGCGGCGGCTACCAGTATTGGGACACCAACGAAGACGGGCAGCCCGAACTGATGACCACCGACGGCTCGCTCATCTTTGCCTCGTCGAATCCTGGTGGCAAAGGCGCACGGTGGATCAAGGAATTCTTCGTGGACAAGAATCCGGACCCAGAGGAGCATCCCCACTACAAGCCTGAGTTGTGGCGTTTCTGTGGCGCGAAACTCAAAGAAAATCCGTATCTCAGCCGCAGTTACGTCAGCACATTGAAGGATCTGCCGGACGTGCGCCGACGCCAACTGCTCGACGGTGATTGGGACGCATTTTCAGGGCAATTTTTTGACTTCCGCCAGTCCATGCATGTACAGGATCTCGGCCTGCATCCGTAAACCAATCGTTCACAAACATCACACCCTGTGAGAGTTCGCGATCTGACGGTGAAAATGAGTATGGATTGGGGGAGTTCCAATCCCGGCTGTGTCCTGTGGGCCGTCGCTCTCCCTGACGCGCATGTGCATGTGTTCGAGGAGTGGAAATTCGTCAAACTGTCTGTCCGTGAAGTCGCCGAAGGGATCAGAGACAAGACGCTTTCAGACTGGAAACTCCAACGGCTCCCGCCAATTTTTTGCGATCCCGCGCTGAAAATTCGCACCGGGCAACTGGGCGAGGATTTCATCGGCACATTCAGTCGGTATCGCGTCACGCTCACCCCCGTGTCGAACAACCGCCAACTCGGATGGCAGAGAGTCCACGAAGCCCTCGCACTCGACCCAGCCACAGGCACCCCGTGGCTCACCTTTCATCCGCGCTGCAAGTATTTGATCCGCACCATCCCGGCGATGATTCAGGACGAGCACGACCCGGAAGACGCCGACAGCAGCGGTGACGATCACGGAGCGGACGCCTTACGCTACGGTCTGATGGGCGGCTTCCGCCCCGGCTCCAAAGCCACACTCGTCAAGCACGAACCCCCAGGCTCCTGGGGCGAACTTAAGCGTTTTTTGAAACGGACCGCCTAGATGATCGGTGATCTGCCTGCCCTCCCCATGATGCTCGAGCCCTCAGACGAGCCCCAAGGCCCCATCCTCAAGATCCCTATTTCAGAGGAAAAAGTCGCGCTGTTTACCAAGGAAATTGAACGTGCGCGGATACTGAGGGAGCAACTGATCGCAGAGTGGCAAGTTACCGAGAATTTGGCGCGATACGCCCCCGCCCAAAAGAACGACCCCGGCGTCAACGTCGGTGTCGACTTCCGAGACGTCGAACGCAAGGGCGCAGCCTTGTTCTACGACACCCCGACAATCAATATTCAGCCCGGCCCCGACGGCAACCCGCAAGCCGCCGTCCTCCATCAAGAGTTGCTCAATGGCCTGCTGAGCGCGCAGAAGATGAATGCCAAGGCCACCGCACTCAAAGCCATCAAAGACTGCCTCGTCGCTATTCAACCCGCCTTCACCAAGATCGGCTACCTCCCCGTCACCGTCGACATGCCGCAGATGAACCCGATGACCGGACAGCCAGAAATGGGCCCCGTCGTCGTCCATGATGAAGTCTTCTGGTCCAGAATGTCCGGCAAGGCCGGCTTGCTCCCCGTCGACTTCCGCGACACCGACTATGACAGGAGTCCCTGGATTGGCTACGACTTCAAGAAACCCGTCTCGCAAGCCCGACGCGATTTCAACCTTCCGCTCGATTGGTCTCCGCCCACCGGGGGGACGCGCGAAGTCACCTTTTCTGAGAATAAGGACCCCGCCGGCAGTAGCGACCCCCAGGTCACCGGCACCGAACTCTGGTACCGCGCCTGCCTCTTCGATGACACCGTCTCCCACCCCGAGCTCCTCAGATGCCTCGTCCTCGTCGACGGCTGGCCCACTCCTGTCAAACACGAAAACGCCCCGTGGCAGACCCTTGACCAGACTGGCAGACTTACTCCGGACTCTATTCAGGGCTATCCCATTCATCCGCTCGCGCTGAGAGATTTTCCAGACTCCGCCTGGGTCCCCGCCGATTGCTCACAGACGGGGCCGCTGACGGTGGAGATAAATACGTACTTGACTCAAGCGAAAGCGAAAAGAGACTCGAATCGACTCATCCTGATGACAGACGTGAGCAAGATCGACATCGAAGGAGCTGGGCGCATTGCCGACATGGCCATCTTCAAGGGGATGGAACTGGCCATTTTGCCCGTGCAGGAAAATGCCCTCATCGGCGACGGCGCCATGAAGCAAGTCCCCACCCTCGACCTCGGCCGCGAAACGTACTTGGGGTTAGAGATCTTCGAGCAGAAGCGGGACCAGATTTTAGGCATCACCGCCCCGCAAGGCGGCGTCCAGAATGACAGCGCCCGCACCGCCACCGAAATTGCCACCGTCCAGCGCAATGCCGATGCACGATTTGAACAAGAACGCCAACGTGTCATCAATTGGTGGCTCGCGGGCGTCCGTAAATTATCAGCATTCGTTGTCCGCTACGGCGACCGTTGTGCGGAGGACATCCTCGGCAAGCAACGCGCTCAACAATGGATGCAGTTCCGCCAGCAAGGAATGCTCGGTGCCTTTACGTACGAAATCCTCATCGACAGCGGTCGTTACGTCGACATCGAATCTGACAGGAGGCAGTTTCTCCAAATCCTGAACTACAGCGCGAAGTCGCCTTTCATAAATCAACAGACGCTCTGGGCCGAGTTCGCGAAGAAATTTGGGTACGATCCGCAACAGTGGCTCGCCCAACCACAGCCGCCGAAGCCCGAACCGCCCAAGATGAGTCTGACGTTCAACGGCGACGACCTCGCTGAACCGCAGTCGAGCATGGTCGTCGAGGTACTTGCCGCACAGGGCATTCAGATCAGCCCACAAGCCATTTCCAACATGGTATTGGCACTCAAGGCAAAGCAACAGGCAGAGCAAGCGGCGGCATTGACGAAGGCAAACCCGGTCCTCGGCCTCATGGCGAACCCGCCGCAGCCCGAACCTGCTCCACCGCCACCGGGACCACCCGGCATGCCGCCGGGGAACCCCGCGACGCCGGGAACCGCCGATCAGGCTGAGCGGCTCGACAAACATGGTCTTCAGGAGAGCGGTTCGTTACCCGGTGCTGGTGCGGCTCCGGGGCCGGGCGCAGGGCCAGTCTTGGCATGACGCTTCCGCTTATTGTTGGCTTGTTCCTTCTTGGTGGCCCACCGGGCATTTCCGGGTTCGTAGTTCCCGGCCGGATTGGGATATCGGTCAATGGTATGGCTCAGCGTGGGACGTTCACCAACGTCGGCCAGAAAGTCTTCAAACGAGTTCTCCCACCGTTCACATACGCGAACGCCGCACTGATGGTAGTACTTGCGTTTGGGATCGCGGCAGCGGCCTTTCATGGCAATCCAACTGCGATAGGTCGGACTGCCGTAGTGATGATGTTTGGCGAGCACCACATTACGTGCGCGAGTAATTTCCGCTTGCAGGCATCCGCAACTGCGGATATTGCCTCGCCGGAGATGAACGCCGTTGACGACAGTGGTGCGGCCGCAATCACACAGACAGCGATACGCAGCCTTTCGGTCTTGCATCGACTCGAAACGAACGACCACCAGACGCCCGAACCGGCTACCGGCAGGTGTCTCCTTGAACTGCCCCTTTTGCGCCATGCCTGATACTACCGAAACTCGCGCGGCCGCGCAGGAAAAATGCGAAAAGTGCGGTCATGTGATGCAGTTACGAGACTGGCCTTGGTGTCCCCACGACACAGGCGCCTCCTTCAACGTGCAGCCGGATAGCGTGCCTGGCGGCTTCTGGACAGAAAATGGCTGGTCTCAGCCGCGCAAATTCTACTCACGCTCCGAGCACCTGAAAGCCCTCGACCAGGAAGGCTTGCAGATGGCCCCGCGGCATGTGCCAAACGGCAAACTCGCGTTGTGGTCCTCGGTGGATCTGGAGGCGGCTCGTGCCCTCGTCTCTCGTGGCACGTCCCCGCGTGCGATGGAGAAGAAGGTGCTGCCGCCTCCCGATGACTCCATCACTGTCACCGATGCCGGCTGGACCGTCAAGCCGTGACCCTCCCACCGCAGACGATCGGCGTCGCCGCGACACCATCCGTCCTCGCCATGTCCTCGCAGCAAATGGCGCTGCTGCTGGCCTTGGAACCTGTGTGTCAGGCGGCCGGCTTCTGGGTGGTGTGTACGACGTGCGTTCGCGAACTCGGAACGTTCAAGCATCTCACGACCGGCAATCACCAGGATGACCCTGTATGGAAAATGGATTGCCCCTGCACCACTCGTCGATTCACCCGTCGGGGTTTAGAACACTCGATGACCCCGAGCGGCGATCTGCTGACGGTGGCGACAATCCTCTTGCCGCCACTGCGGTTGGCTGTCCGGTGCGTCAACAAGAAAACGGGCTGCCTGACGACGGACCTGAAGCTGACCCAGCGGTCGGACGGAGTGACCGCCCGGTGTCAGTGCTGGCAATTGTCTCTGGGGAGCGGAATTTATCGGTTCACCAAGAAGAGCCCGCAGCCCTCGTGACGTGCCCCTGCCGCAATACCGTGGTAGAAATCCGGCCCAGCGGGGCTAAGATATGCGCCAACTGCGGCTGCCGGACGTGGACCGTGCATCCGACGCAACCGAGGTTCTGAAGTAAGCTAAACCGACTCATCTAAGTTCGACGACACGCCTAGCCCGGCCAGGCGAACACGGGTGCCTTCCCGTGGCGTGTCGACATCAGGCATTCAAGTCAAGGCGCTTGCGCGTCGTGGATCGATTCCACGCTGCCAGGCGCCTTTTGCTTTGTCTGCCTGATTCTTTCTCTTCGCCCGCTGCGGCGACATCGCAGCACTGAAAGCACGAACTATGACAGGCGAACTACCCAGCACAGGCACCCCGGCTCCCGCTCCCCCGCCACCAGCGGCGCCGCCGTCTGCTCCGTCTCCGACACCGTCGCCCACTCCGGCCGAGAGACCCACGTCTTTTCAGCAGGCACTCGCCCGCGAAGACGGGGTGGCAGATACGGCCACTGCCCAGACCTCAGCGCCGCCCTTCACAGAACCCGATGCCTTCCAGTCCGCTCCGACGACACAGGAGCAGGCACCCGTTCAGGAAGCGCAGCCACCAGGCGAACCTCCCGCAGAGCGTTGGCCGCAAATTCTCGACAATGCGCGCAAGAAAGCCAAAGACGAAGCCACACAGCAACTGAGCCAGCAGTGGGGACCAGCCTTACAGGTCATTCAGAAACTCAACACCGACCTGCCCGGCACCGTCTCCCAACTCATTCGCGAGGGCCTCGCCTCTCCGCAGCATCGCGAAGGACTCAGAGCGGAACTCGGTCGCCTCTTCGGCTCACTCCGCGCCCAGCAGCAACAGGCCCAAGCCGCCCTTCCACCCGCACCGGCCACTGACGCCGAGCCCCAACGCTACGTGGAGGTCGATGGCGTCCAGTACTTCGACCCGCAGGCCGACGCGAAGTGGCAGCAGTGGCGCGAACGTCAACTCGACAAGCGCTACGAAGAAAAGTTCAAGCCGGCGATGTCGCTGGCCGAACAGGTGCAAAAAGCCCAGCAGATCGCCCAGTTCCAAGCCCAGTCTCAGCAGACCGTGACTGAGCGGCTCAAGCACTGGAAGGAGCAGCCGGGTTTCGAGCAGCACAAGAAAGCCATCGGCGTCAAACAGCAGGAACTCTACAACTCCGGGCTCGATGAGTGGACCGCCCTCGGTCTCGCCTACGCCCAGGTGGTACCCCCGCTCTTGACGCAACAGTCCCAGAGCTCGCTGACGGCCCAGGCCGTCGCCAAAGCCGCGGGACGCACCGATAACCCCGGAGCCTTCGCCTCCGCGCCTCCCCGCCGACCCCGGTCCGCCAAGGAAGCGCTCGAGCAAGTCGGGCTCATTTAAGAAAGTTACACACGCATGGCAAACCCAAATGTGGGGCAGCGGGAAGCTGCCGCATGGGAGGCATACGTCGGGACCAAACCCGCCGATGTCATCCATGACGAATACTCCCAACTCGAAAGAATTGAGCGGTCGAAAGCCTTCAAGAGCTTCACCGGCGGGAAGGCGTACATCGGCGGCATCGAATACAAACTCAACACCACCGTCAAAGCCATCACCGACACCGAAACGCTCGATACCAATCGCGTCGACGTGTTCGATGAATTCGAGTACGAAGGCAAGCAGTACGCCGGCACCTACGTCATCTCGACGAGAGAAGAGGCTGAAAACCGTGGCACCGCGGCGAAGTTCGACCTCGATGCCGGCAAGATGGAGAACCTGCTGAAAAGCCTCAGAAGCCGGATCAATGCCGACATCTGCGGCAGCCAGAGCGGCAACGAGATCCTCGGCCTGCAGGACATCGTCTCCGCCACCCCCACCACCGGCACCGTCGGCGCCATCGACCGGAGCACCTACACCTTCTGGCGCAACCAGCAGGAAACCGGCACGCAGTCCCTCGCCGCCTTCGACAACCTCCGCAGCAAGATGCGGAGCATCCATGCGTCCTGCTCGAAAGGCATGGGCGTCATGGAACCCGAGTACTACCTGTCCACCAGCACGGTGGTCAACGGCTACGAGAGCTTGTTGATTGCCAATGAACAGATCATCGACAAGACCGACAGCAAGCAAGTCGATGCCGGCATCGATCACGATGCCATGCGCTTCAAGAAGGCCAAAGTGGTCTGGGACCGCGACGTGCTGGACGCCACCATGTACGCGCTCAACAACAAGAACCTGATGATTGCGTATCAGGAAGGAAAGTGGATGAAGCCGTACCCGAAGATCCGTCCCGGCAACCAGCTCGTGGACATCCTGGCCGTGGAGACACAGATGTGCCTCTTGAGCGACAACCCGCGCCACCTCGGCGTCATCACCCTGATCAGCTAAAGGAGATATTCACATGCCTTCTCTCGCTGGCAGCGTGCAAGTCTTCGGACAGGAAATCTTCTCCTCGTCCGCCACACCCGCCCATCAAGTGGGCGCCATCGGCCTCGGTTCTGACGGCCGCGTTTATCGCTACGCCAAAGCCGGCCTCGCCGATCTCGTGGTCGGCAATGCCTTGCAGAGCCGTGGCGAAACAGCCAGTCTGGGCGGCCACATCTGCCGTGTCACCGCCGCTGGGGCCTCGTATGTCCTCATCACGGCCGGCGCGGCCATGACGGCCAATGAATTGGCCGGCGGGCTGTGCGTCGTGGACACCGGCCCTGGGGTCGGGTTCGCCTACAAAATCGCCGGCCATCGGGCCATTGCCGGAGCTGCAGCGGGGCAACTGGACCTCGACCAGGAAGTCGTACAGGTTGGCGTCACGGCGTCGTCCGAAGTGAAACTCATCGCCAACCCGTACAACGGGGTCATTCAACACCCCGTCACGACCGCCACCGGTGTCTGTGTGGGCGGAGCCGTGTATCCGATTCTTGCGGGGCAATACGGCTGGGTGCAGACGGGCGGGCCAGGTGCTGGCCTCATCGCCGGGACGCCAGCCAAGGGACAGCCCCTCACATCCGTCGGGACACCTGCCGGTTCGCTCACGGTCCACACCGCGGAACTCAACCACGTCGCCTGGGCGATGTGCGATACCGTCGCCGGCCGCGTGATGCCGGTCTGGTGGATTATCAACTGATCAACAGGGCGTGGCGGCATCTGCTGTGATGCCGCCACGCCTCCGCATAGTTATTCACTGGAGTTGTATATGGCTCTTGAACGCGACGACGTGACCTCACTCGCCACCGCCCTGACCGGCGTGATCGGCCCGCTCCTGGCGCAGATGCAGCAGCAGACCGCCGCCATGATCGCGCAGATGCAGGAAAGCAATGCGCAGATGCTCGCGGAGTTGGTCCGCAGTCAGCGTGACTCCAATACCCTGCTCGCCGCTGAAGCCCGTAAGAACAAGAGGCCCGAATCCTATCTCAATGACTTCCCCGAGCCGCTCGCCAACGCCTTCATGCCCGATGGTGAGCCGCTGCCGAAACTGAAGTGCCCCGCCGAACTCGGCTACTGGGAGGAAGACGAAGGCACAGGCGCCATGATGATCAGGGGCGGCTTTCCCTACATTGACGAACCACGCGGCGGCTCCACTCGTGAAGAGCGCGACCTGCTGAACGGCTTGGAAGCCGGTGTCTACCGTGCTCGCCGCCGAGACGGGGCCGAAGGCGTTGTCAGAGTCGTGGTGAAACACGATGCCGATAACAGCCCGATCCGGCTGACCGTCGCTGTACCGAAGTCATGGTTGTCTCGTGAGGGAAAGAACGTGCTCGGCGGTGTCGAACTCCTGAAACAGCTTCAGCCAGCCGTCGCGCGTGCGGCAGCGGCCTAGCCGTGAACCGCGCCGAACTGCTCGCGCGCATCGGACGCGCCCTGAACAAAAATTCCACATTGGATGCGCTGACGAAGGCTCGCCTGCTCGATGCGCTCAACAATACCCATCGGCAAATTTTGTCCGCGCCCGGCTGTGCCGCCTTGCGCCGGCGCCAGACCCAGTTCACCAGCGTCATCGGACAGGCCCGCTACGCACTCGCCAATGCCGAGGCCATCAAACACATCAGAGACCTCGCGAATGACCGTGAACTGACCCAGCGCTCCCTGCCCGTCTATCGCCAGTTCAACCCCGACCCGTCGACCAACCAAGGCACCCCGGACGGCTTCGTCCCCTACGGCTATGAAGCCGTGGCCCAGCAGCCACTCACCAGCGGGTCGGTGCTGTTTGTCGCCTCGAGCTTCGCCGGGGACACCACGCAAACCGTGTACATCGAAGGCGACGGCGTCCCGATTACCGCGGGCCTCAATGGCACCACTGCGGTCAATCTCGGCACCATGAGCCGGGTGGACAAGTTTTACCTTTCTGCAGCGACGCTCGGCTTCGTGAGTCTCCGCATGACCAGTGCGGCCGGTCCGCTGCTCGCCAGTATCGCCCCCGGCCAAACCCAGACCCGCTATCTCACCTTCGACCTCGACCCGACGCCATCTGAAGTCCTCACCTATCAGGTCGATGCGGAGTATGCAATCACGGACATGGCGCAGGACACCGATGTCCCGCAACTGCCTTCGGACTTTCACGACGTGCTCGAAACCGGCGCGATTGTGGCGGAGCTTCTTCACACGGATGACAACAGGCTCGTGGTGCTGCAGCGCCAATACGACCGCCGGCTCGGCGAACTGAAGCTCCGCTTGGCTCGACAGCAGCAAGACTTAGGCCCTCGCGGGTCAGGGTCTCGTTACGGCGCTTGGTTTCCGAACACGCCGTGGTAACTCGTGGCTGACCTCGGCAAGCAGTTCTGGCGCTGGACGGGTCTGCGCGGTTACTCCCAGCGCAGTGCGCCGCAGACCATGCCAGACGATATGGCCCAGCGCGCATGGGACATTCAACTGGAGCCGGGCACACTCGGCCGCCGCCGCCGCTCACTCGTCGCCATCGACCTGACTGGTGGACCGACCACACCCATCAACTATCTCGCCGTCTACCGCCCGCGCGATCCCGCACTGAGCCCGCAGTTATGGGCCTTCAGCGGCACCGCGCTACTCGCCGCCCATTCACGGCTCGGCACGACCTGGACCGCGCATGCCCTGTCTGATGCCGGAGTCATTCCCGCCATCGTCTGCGCGGTGCAGTTCAATAACAAACTGTTCGTGGCCTACGACTCGAATGTCAACCGCCTGCACGTGTATGACGGGACCTCCATCCGCCGCGTCGGTCTGGGGCAGCAAGGGGTCGCACCCACCGTCGCCAATACCGGCGCTGGAGCCTACCCCGCCACCGCCCGCTTCTATCGCACCCAATGGCTGATCAAGAACGGGTCAGATGTGCAGGCGATGTCGGAACTCTCCCCGGCGGTGAGTTTTACCCCCTCAGGTGCCGGACTCGCCGCACGTGTCACCGTGGCGCCCGCCGCCATTGGCGATCAGCCCACCCACTGGCGTCTGTATGGACTGCTCGGCACGCTCGGCGACACCTACGACCTCTACGAACAAGTGGGCAGCGATACCGTCGTCGCCACCACGTTCATCGACGACACCACCAACCCGGCCAACTACAGCGGCGCCCAGCCCACTGCACAGGGCACCAATGTCCCGTGGCCCAGCGTGAAGTACCTGACCACGGACGGCAACCGCCTGCTTGGCGCCGGGGTGTGGGAAACCACCGCCGTCGCCTGGGAAACCACCCCGAAGCCGAACCGCGTCTACTTCTCCCGTGTCCTCGGCTCGAGCGACCTTGGCGACGATGAGTCCATCCCGAACACCACCGACCAAGCCAACTGGATCGATGTCGGGGAGGACAGCGAAGCCATTACGGGCCTCAGCGAACCGGTCGATGGCGTGGTCTTCGTCTTCCAGGGGCATCACATGCATGCACTGGTGCCCACCGGCATCGACACGCTCCCCTACAAAGAGGAACTCGTCTCGGCGCAGATTGGACTGGCCCCCGACCCCACGGCGCACCGGACGATTACCGCCGTGGCCGGCGTCGTCTATTTCGACACGCCGAATGGTCTGTATCGCTTCTCGCCCACGGGTGGACTCGCACAGGCCGGGTGGGATCTGACGACTGAGTTCGGCGGCGGCTTCGGGTATGGCGGAGCGGCGTGGGATGACTTCCAGCAGCAACTCGTGCTCATCCGGCCCGGCATTCGTGAACTGAACGTCTACAGCCCCACGTTTGCCAGCCAGACCCCGCAGGGCCTCAGGGGCGGCTGGGTGCAGTGGTTTCCGATGGGGTTTTCGACCGTCGATGCCATCGTGCCCTTTGAAAGCACCGGGGCGAGCGATCCCCGCTGGGTGGTCCTTGCGGGCCTCGATACGGGCGGCACCACACCGCTCCTGCACGTCTTCAGCACGACGGCGGTCAGCGATGTGGGCGGCAGTTATCAGCCAGAGGTCATCTCGCACGCGCATGTCGTGGGCCTCAACATGAGCGCCTACGCGCCGCTCCTGGAAGTGACGGTGCAACTCGCCGCCGATGTCGTGCCGCAGTTGTCGTATCGGCTGGACTGGACGCGCGAGATTCGAGGGCCGGTCTCCGCGCCATCGCTCCTCACGGTCGGGTTTGCGTCACGACTCGCCGTGCGTGTGGATGGCCTGGAGGCGTCCGATGCCTATGCCCTGCAAGTCTGGCTCGTCTGGCACGCGAGTCAAACCGGGACGGTCGATGCCGTGACCGTGCCGCTGCATCCACAGGAGCCGCGATGAAGTTCGGCACGAGCCTGGTGAAGTTCGGGTCGGTGGGCGACGTCGCGCTGGAACTTCGCAAAGCCCTCACCGCGATTGCCGCCGGCTGGAATGTCGAGCACACCGCGGAGGGCACGCATGCCTTCCCCGAACAATCATGGACCCCGGTCATTGGCGGCAGCACCTCCACCACCGGACAGACCTACAGTGCCCAACTGGGGCGGGTGATCCGAACCGGCGCGCTGGTGACGGCGTTTTTCGATGTGACGCTGACCGCCAAGGGCACCATCGTCGGCTCGCTGCAGATCTCCGGGTTGCCGTGGGCCATCCGCAGCCATCAGCCGGGCGTTGGCGTGCTGCCGTTCTGGTCGGGCATGAATACGGCCTTCGTGCTGCTGACCGGCTACGGGGATGCGGGCACCACGAAGATGACGCTCATCGGACAGACCGCGGCGGCGACCGGGCTCAATACGCTCCTGTCCACGGCTGACATTACCAACACGACGAACCTCGTGGGCTCCATCACCTATCTGACCGAGGACTAGCCACATGGCGAAAAACTACACCTACGGCTATGACCCCTACGAAGGCTACGGCGACGTCCAGCACTTGCTGCAGGACGAACTCAACCGGGAAGACGGCGGCGACGGCAACCGCGATCAGGGTGGGGATGTGAACCTGCCGCTGACCCCGCCCCCCGGTGCGCCCACACAGCCAGGCGCCGGAGCGACCGGCTACTACGACTACGTCGATCGCAATGCCGGCCGATCCCCGCTGGATGTGCTGTCAGGCGCCTATGACGAATTTCTCGGCCGTCCCGCCGGACCGGGTGAAGCCGCCCTGCACTACGGCCCCGCGTCCGTGGGCTATGCCGGCGGCGGGCTCAGGGGTGGTGTCGGCGAGATTTACAACAGCCCGGAAGCCATCGCCTACCGCAGCCGCGGTGCCAGCACGACGACGCCCCCACCGCCGTCCACGCCGCCGCCCCCCAGCGGACCAGCGAATCTGACCCCGCAGGAACCGGGGATCACCTCTGCACCGCGCCCGCCCAATCCCGACTGGCAATCCGTCGCCTATACCGGCGAAGGCACCACCGCCTCCACCCGCGCCCCGCGTTTGAGCAAGAACGCACAGGGGCAGTGGGTCCTGACCGAGCACGGCAATACCCGCGTGCTGCAACCCTCCGAAGTTGGCAATGCGCAGTCCTACGTCGATGACTTCCGCAGCCAGAACCCGACCGGCTTCATTCAGCCCGGCTCCCCCGGCTACGATGCGACACAGGCGACCACCAACGAGCAGTACCCACGCATCACCGGTCAGACCACGACGACCACGACTCCCCCGCCGCCCAATACCACCACGACCGGCCGCACCGGCTTCGGTGGCGTCAGTCTCGACCCACGCACAGGCGGCGGTGCCGGAGGCCAATGGAGCGGATTCAACTTGGATCGCGCACTGGCCGGTGGCGACCCCAACTCCATCAAGGACGCCTTCGCCAGATTCGGCCAAGGCTTCAATTTCGATCCGACCGGCAAGAGCAAGGAAGAGATAGAAGCCTATCTGCGCTCACAACTGCCCAATGCGAAAGCCTACGGCCTGAAGATTACCGATGTCCGCGGCGACCAGATCCAGATTGCCACCGCCGAGAACCCCGAAGGCACCTGGGTCGATGTCGTCGGCAATGCCGGCGGGCAGGGTGCGTCACCGTGGCAGTGGATTGACCAGTCCTATCTGGGCGATGAAGGCGGCGGCACGACTGGCGGTGGCGGTGGACAGTTCCAGTCGCAGTTTCAGTCGCTCATCGGCAACCGCACGCCGTCCTATGCGACGTTGCAGGCGCTCGAGCCGGAACTGAACCGCGCCGGCTTCAAACTCGTTCGCAATGCCAGCGGCACGGGGGCCGACCTGCAACTGCCCACGGGGGAAATTGTCGATGTCATCGCCGGCCAGACCGGCCCCACGGGCGGCACGTCGTGGCAGTGGCTCACCGGAGATGGCGGCGGGGGCACCGCGGGTGGCGGGCAGCGTATCGACTATGACACTGCCGGCCAGGAAGACCCGCTGACCGCTGGCCTCGGGGGATCCGCCCTCTTCCAGCAACTCATGCAGGCGCTGATGCAGGCCATTCAAGGCCAGCGCTCCCCGACCAACCAGCAGAACCTGCAGACCCTGCTGAACCGGTAGATGACCATGAAGAATGTGCAGCGGGCCGGGCTTGATACCGGCTGTCAAGGGGTCCGATCGGTGGCGACGTGGTTGCCGTCCGTGAATCGGCGGCTCGGTGCCACGCGACGTAGCAAGCGATCTGCACTGCCTGTTGGGCTGCATGCGGGACGTCCCTATGCCTCGCACTCGCTCGATGCCCCCACTGACGCTTTACGAGGCTCGATTGGCTGCGTGTCCGTCCACGCCGCCGCTGCACACCAGGTAACATAACATGCCCTACGACCTCACCCAGGCCAAACAGAAAGTCACCGACTACGCCACCGGGAAGTACGGCCGCGGCCCGACCGATGATGAGTGGGGCCAGATCGGCCAGGGCATCGACTACAGCCAGGGCGTCAGTGACGCGCAACTGCAGCAAGCGTACGGCAATGTCGACAAGCTCGCCAGTTCCTACGGCGCCCCGCAAGGCAACCTGACACCGGGGCCACCGCCAGCGAACACGACACCGCCTCCGGCGACCAACCTGACCCCGCCGCCGCAGACCGGCACGGCACAGACCGCCTTTACCGGCGTCGACCCGGCAAGCACGCGCACGGGCCTGCAAGCACAGTCGGAACTGCAACGCCTCATCGGCCGTGCCCTGACCCCGCAGGAGCTCCAGCAAGCCCAGACCCTCACCGGCTACACCGACCCGACCGGACAGGCGCCACTCTCCGGCACCCAGTGGAACCAACTGCTACAGGCCGCCTCGCAGCAAACGCCCGGCTCGACCTATACGCCGCCCACGACCCCCACGCCGCCGCCGGCCGCCACCACCACTCCCCCGCCACCGCCGACTGGTCCGGTCACCCCGCCCTACGGCGTGAACGTCCCGAAGAACCTGCAGGATCTCATCGGTAACCTGTTCAACCAGCAGCCCGCCTCACCGATTCAGAGCGCCTATGAGACCTCGCTGCTGGACTTGATCAACAAGTCGCAGCAGCCCGTGAGCCTCGACGACCCGAACCTGTCGCGGCAGTCAGAGACGTATCGCGCCTCGAGGCAGCGGGGCACGGAACGGCAGCGCTCAGCCCTGGCGGAACGTGCGGCACAGACCGGAACACTCGGCGCCGGCGGCTTCGATACGGCAGTCGGAAACCTCTACGGGGATGAGTCACGGGACATCGCCTCGAAGGACACCGACATCATCGTGGGGGAAATGACGGCCCGGCGCAACCAACTGACCCAGGCGCTCCAGCTCGCACAGGCCACAGGCAACGCCGAAGCCGCACGGCTGCTGCAGACGCAACTGGGCTTGCTCGATGCATCCATCCAGAGCACGGCTATCGAACAGCAGGGGTCACTTGGCCG